TAAAATAATATTACTTTGTTTTAACAATGGGATAAACAATCATGACGACAGATTCTAAAGTCGGGCGACCACGAATTGAAATAAGCGACGAAGATTTTGCAAAAATTGTTTCATTGGCAGAAATTAACGCAACACAAGATGAAATTTGTGCCATATGGCGCATATCTGAAGACACATTGGATAGGCGTTTAAAAGAGCGCGGATACCTAAATTTTGCGGACTTCTACAGAGAGCATGGCGCGAAAGGCAAAATAAGCCTACGCAGATTGCAATTTAAAGCGGCTGAAGAAGGTAACGTTCCTATGCTTATATGGCTGGGAAAGAACTTGCTAGGGCAATCTGATAAACAGACTGTTACAAGCACGCACCAGGTTACGTCATTTGAAGTAGTTGCTAGTGAAACTTAGGGCTAGGGCTACAAAGCCGCAAGCGCAGTTAGTCAACAGTACAAGCCGGTTCCCAGCAATGGTGGCTGGCTTTGGGGCTGGTAAGACGCACGCCCTAGTACTTAGAACGCTGAACAAGATATTTTCACAAGGCGGGGCAGACGTTGCCTACTATTTGCCAAACTACCCGCTAGTCCGAACAATCGCTTACCCGCGATTTCAAGCCGCGCTAGATGATATTGGCATACCCTACGAGCTAAACCGAAGCGAACACGTTATAAGGGTAAACAATCGTCAAATCATCTTTCGCACAATGGAAAACCCAGACACCATTGTTGGCTACGAAGTTGGCGATTCAATGGTTGACGAGCTAGACACATTACCAGCTAACAAGGCTAATGATGTTTGGAATAAGATTATTGCCAGAAATAGGCAAAAAAAGGCCAATGGGCACACAAACACGGTTGCCGTTGGCACAACCCCAGAAGGCTTCAGGTTTGTTTATGAGCGTTGGTATAAAAACCCATCAGAAAGTTATGAGCTAATTAAGGCTCCAACTTATAGCAACCCTCACTTGCCAGCCGGTTACATTGAATCGCTTAGAGAGACTTACCCAGCACAATTGTTAAACGCCTACATTGAAGGCGAGTTTGTCAACTTGACGGCTGGTACGGTTTACATGAACTACGACCGGCTTTTGAACGCAAAGGGTTTAGTGCCAAGTACAAACGAGACATTGCACGTCGGGATGGACTTTAACGTTAACAACATGGCGGCGGCTATTCATGTAATGAGAGATGGCAACGCTTACGCAGTCGATGAGATAAGCGGAGGCCAGGACACGCCGAACGTTATAAGAACATTGCGCAACAGATACCCTGACAACCCAATAATTGTCTACCCAGACGCAAGCGGCGGGGCAACAAGCACTACTAACGCGGCATCAAGCGACTTGGTTTTGTTAAGAAACGCTGGGTTTACTATCAACGCACCAAGGGCAAACGGTAGGGTAAAAGACAGGGTTGCAGCGGTCAATATGGCTCTTTGCAACAATGAAGGCCATCGCTTATACTACATAAACATTGATAAATGCCCCAACATTGCTCTTGGGTTGGAACAACAAGCCTATGACAAAAACGGTGAGCCGGACAAATCAACAGGATTCGACCACATGAACGATGCGGTTGGATATTTTGTCGTTCGTAAAATGCCTATAAAGCGCAGACACGAATTTACAGCACAACCTGCTAGGTGGACATAATGGTTTTAATCACAAACAAGCATCCCGACTATGACGACAACTCAAATCGTTGGGAGTTTTTTCTGCGAAGCTATATGGGTGGCGATGAGTATAGGAATGGCCAGTACTTAACAAAGTACGTAAGTGAAGACAAGACCGAGTACTTGCGACGTATTGACCTGACGCCTCTAGACAACCATTGCCGCAATATTGTTCACATTTACAGCAGCTATCTATGGCGCGTTGCACCAAAACGCGAGTTCAACAGCTTAGACGGCAACCCAACGCTTATTAACTTTCTTAAAGATGCAGACCTTGATGGCCGCACATTTGATTCGTTTATGCGAGAAGCTCAAATTTGGGCTAGCGTCTACGGCCATTCCTGGTTGGTGCTAGACAAGCCAAAATCAAACGCTGGGACTCGCGCTGATGAGTTGGCGCAGGGCGTTAGACCTTATGTGAACCTGTTTACTCCTGAAAACGTATTTGACTGGAAGTACGAACGGACAGCTTCAGGGCGACAGCAGTTGGTTTATTTCAAGGTTCGGGAGTCAGTCATACGGCACACAGATACGAAGTCAACCCAAATGATAAGGGCTTGGACTAACGAATCAATCAAGCTGTACGAAGTGAATAACGACAACGAACGCCTGGTTGAGGAAATAGAAAACCCGCTTGGCGTTATACCGGCTGTTTACGTGCCAGCACAGCGTTCGGTGATTCGAGGTATAGGTATATCAGATTTGACTGATATAGCCGGTATGCAAAAGGCCATCTACCAGGAGTTGTCAGAGATTGAGCAGCTAATTCGCATTAGCAACCATCCGACATTGGTTAAGTCTTTTGACACGGACGCAAGCGCTGGGGCTGGCTCGGTTGTCAATATGCCAGATGACCTAGACCCCAACATGAAGCCTTACATGTTGCAACCAAGCGGGGCAAACCTTGACGCGATACGCGCAGCTATAACAGACAAGGTTGAGGCAATTAACCGCATGGCGCATATGGGCGCAGTCCGAGCATCTGAGGTTCAAACAAAGTCCGGCATTGCTCTGCAAACAGAGTTTCAAATGCTAAACGCCAAGCTATCAGAAAAGGCGGATTTGTTAGAACTTGCAGAGGAGCAGCTTTGGACGTTTTTCTGTATGTGGCAAGATGTAACGCCTGACGTAGAGGTGTTTTACCCAGACAGCTTTGACGTTAGAGATTACCCCAACGAGCTGGCTTTCTTGCAAACTGCACGAGCAAGTGGTGTAAATTCCAAAGTCTTTATGCAAGAGGTGGATAAGCGTATTGCAGACCTGGTTCTTGATGATGAGGACTTGCAACGAGCTTATGTTGAAATTGAATCATCTACGCAGGTAATTGGCCAGTTTGAATGACACCTGACATTCAGCACGCAAAGTTTATAGAGCAGTTGGGTGATGCGAATGAAAAGCGCATGGCCACTGTTCTGCAAACGCTTGAGTCTCGTATAGCGGCAATAGTAGCAAGCGCACCGACAAAGGCTGGAAAGCTGTTTGACCTTGAGTGGGCAATCGCAGCCAGGCAAGACATACTTATTCAAATACGAACGCTGTTTTTGGCTGAATCAACGGCAGTGGTAAATGATTACAGCAAGGCGTCAGAGTCACTGCGCCTAATGCTCGGTGAGTATGGCGACTTTGTAGGCGTAAGTGAGGATGTTGTTAGAGCGTTAAAGCGACAATCATTCCAAGGATTTGAGGCCATTGCTTCGCGCTTTTTAAACGAAATAGCAGATGAGGTCTACCAAAACACGCTAACAGGCAGAACTGCTGCTGATTCAATTACCTCATTGCGTCAAAAGATAAACGGTGTATTTGCCGCCTCAGACAAGGTTGAGGTTGCAAGGCTGGTGGATATAGCCAACGCTGGTGGTAAAGCCTCTGAGGACGCTATTAAAAGCCTGCACAGCATCTTTGCCGCAGACAAGCTGGGCAACAACATGCGTCGTTATTCTACGCAGATAGTTCACGACTCACTAATGCAGTTTGACGCTTCTATTGCAATACAACTAGGCAAAGAATCAGGCGCTGACGCATACAAGTATTACGGCTCAACTATTACTGATACCCGTGAGTTTTGCCGTAGACATGCTGGCAAGACGTACACTGAAGAAGAAATAAGACAAATATGGCAGGGCAACTGGGCTGGTAAAGCGCCTGGTGACCCTTTCATTGTTCGCGGGGGCTATGGATGCCGCCATCACTTTAGGCCGGTGTTTACTGAGTGAGCACTAGCAACCATTTTTCCAACTACTCGAAAGAGGTGCTTACATGAGCGAAAACATGGACAGTCCGGACGTAGACTTAAAAGACGCAAACCCAGTAGATGACGGGGCGGGTAAATCATTTACCCAAGCTGAAGTTGACAAGATTATTGAGCAACGCTTATCCAGAGAGCGTAAACGCTTTGATAAAGCTACAGAAGGCATCGACTTAAATGAGGCCAAGCAGCTTATGGAGCAGCGCGACCAGCTTGAGTTGGAGCGCAAAAAGGATAGAGGCGAGTTTGAGGATGTATTGAAAACAACTGTTGCTAAAAAAGAGGGCACAATTCAAGCGCTACAAGCTCGGTTACACCAGATTCAGGTTGAGGGCTCATTGCTTTCAGCCGCAAGTAATAAAAACGCAGTATCGCCAGAGCAGGTTTCATCGTTGTTAAAAAGCCAAATTAGACTGTCAGATGACGGAACAGTTGAGGTTATTGATAACAAAGGAACAATTCGCTACAATGATGGTGGTGAGCTGTTATCGGTGCAAGACCTAATGACAGAATTCCTTACGGCAAATCCGCACTTTGTACGCGCCACCCCTGGTGGTGCTGGCTCAGGTGGTGCTGCTGGTGGTTCGACACAGAAACCAACGTCTGTGGCAGATATGCTAAGTAACTGGGACAACGGAGGCAGAGATGCTTTTGCTGCCAGTAAAAAGCGCAAATAACTTTCACATTTTTTTGTTTTCTTAATTGGAGTTTTTATTATGGCCGCTACCACCTCAAGCACCCTTGACGACCTGTTTGTCAGTATCGTTGCACAAGCCCGTTACACGGCTGAAGAACAATCTTTGTTGCGTAACCTCGTTACCTTCTACGATATCGGCACACAAGCCGGTAAAACAATTCAGGTTCCCAAGTACCCAGCAATCACGGCAGCCGCCTTGACTGAAGGTACGGACATGACTTCGACCACTGTTTCAACATCTAGCATTTCCGTAACGGTTGCTGAAGTTGGCGCTCAAGTGCTGTTGACCGACATGGCCGCTATGGGAGCCGGTAACCCTGCTGAAGAATTGGGAACAGTTCTTGGTAACGCTATCGCTACCAAAATGGACAAAGACATTATTGCTTTGTTTGATGGTTTAAGCACCTCTTTGGGAGCCACAACTACCGAGTTGACGGTTGCTTACCTGTTTCAAGCTGCTGCTACCCTGCGTGCTAACAAGGTAACGGGTCGCATATACGGCGTTTTCCACCCTTACCAAACCTATGCTTTGAAGGCTAGCCTGACCAATACTATGGTTAACCCCAACGGTGGCGACTTGCAGAATGAAGCAATGCGTACAGGTTACGTGGCAACTATTGCTGGTATTGACATCTTTGAGTCAGCTAACGTAACCATCGATGGCTCTGGTGATGCCAAGGGCGCGATTTTCTCACAGCAAGCATTCGCCTTGGCTATGAAGCGCGACTTTGTTATTGAGCCACAGCGTGATGCATCAAACCGAGCTTTCGAGTTGAACGCTACTGCTATCTACGGTGTTGGCGAGTTAGACGACAGCTACGGCGTAGAGATGTACTTTGACGCTGGTCTGTAATTGAAACTACCCCTGCTCATATTGAGCGGGGGTATTTCTACCTAAGGGCAAAGCAATGGCGTTTAGTCAAGACTCAGATTTA